AGACGATCATAAAGATTGTCTTCTACAGCTTCCTCAGTGATTGAGAAGGCCATAGCTACGGTCTCGTGGTTGTAACGTGCAGTGTAGGCTTCATTCGCATCGTCGTATGATACGCCTGTACCTTCACCCTTAACAGGTGCTGCACCAAAACCACTCAACATCACCTCTTCCTCGAATGCCCGGTCTGATGACTCGGTATCGAAGATTTCAGCATGCTGATTCTCGTAACGGTTGTATTCCATACCAAAGAGGGCGTTTAGACCCGGCTCTAGTTCTTTGGCGAGTTGTGCGCGAGAAATAGCCATTGTCTATACCCCCTATGCTATTGCCGCTTCAGAATCGGCCTGAAGCAATGCGTGGTTGTTAAGCATGACAATCAAAGGAATACCAGCGGCTGCGTAATCTTGGTTCTCTACATCATCAGCAATGCCAACAATCTTCAAAGGAAGAGAGAGGTCTGATGAATCAAGAGTCGCAACATCAAGCTGTGCGCTAGAAATGCCTGTGACTGTGCTGCCGCTTGCACCGTTTGCGAACTGTGAGTTCTCAAAGATGGCTGCGATAGCAGTAGCTTTATCGGTGATTGAAGCGTCTGTTGCAATCACGAAGCGCTGCATTGGGTTGTCGTACACATATCCGATGATGTCGAAGTTTGTGTCGGCACCTGTGCCGGGCCAAGTGTTAGAAAAGACTTTCTTACCAGTTGTTGATGAAACATATTCACATCCAGCGAACACGCCAACAGGAGCTTCAGTGTCTCCGGTAGCAGAACAAATAACGATTTCACCACCGTTATCGGCCTTTACCATAGAACCCTGAAAGATCGCGCTTGCGGCACTGTCAATGAAGTATGCGTTTGTACCGCTAGTAGCAGGTGTGCTACCGGCAGTATTGATCGGCTTGAGGCCGAAGGCAACATTTGTGTTTGCCATTGCTTACTCCTATGAAGTTACGAGGGTCATTCTTTACCCCCAAAAGATACACGACTTTGCCGATCCGAATGAATCGGCATCGAGGGATGTTGTTCCCTCATCAGGTTATCGTCAACGGCCTTCATTTGATTGCGGGTCTGCTCCCGGAAATATTCAGTTCTCTCTTCAACCGTCTCCTCTGGAATCCGTGCAAGCATTAGTCCGCCTACACCAATGACTCCAGCATGCTTACCATCATCAATAGTAGGATAGCGATCAGCAAGGTCAGGATATTCGTCTGCCCGTACTGGTTCCCAGCCTTCCCGGATTCTGGAATTGACATTAATTTTGTCTTCTTCGCCCCGCAATGCGGTACGGATCCAACGATGTCTAAATCCAGCCGGAGCCTCTGGGGCTTCCAACTTCGATGGTGGTGACCACGGCTTACGCCGGGTAGTCTTAGCGCGAGTTGTTGCTTCGCGTGGTGATCTATCAGTCATGTCTTACTCCTTCACATACTTTGCATATTCTTCAAGCGGAACATTCAGACGTTTCGCAATAGCAATCTGCGAAGAAGTCAACTTAACTGTTCTGCGCCCCTTTGATGACGACTTAGAAGCCGTGGACTCAGCAGAAGCGACTCTGGGTCCCGCATTCCGTGTGGCTTCCTTAAACTTGTGAGGAAACTCAGTACGGACTCTGCGATCAAGTTCAGTATAATACTCATCGGACGTTGGGTCAAACCCTTCGTCCTCAATAAGTTGGCGATGTATGCCAAAAGCTGCATATGTCATAGTCTGGTCATTACCAAACCAGTCATTCTTAGAAGCCCAAGCCTCAGCCTTTGGATCCGGGGCTGCTTGTGCCTGCGCTTGTGGCGCTGCTTGTGGCACTGGCTGGTTCTCGGCCTGCTCTCGGAAAGAAGCTTCCTCTTGATGTCGCTGACGAGCCTGATCAAGCTTTGCCTGATCCAACGCCAAACGACTAAGGTTCTTCTGAGCCTCAAACATCGCTTCAGCATCACCGTCGTCATAAGCTTTCTGATAAGCCTGTTTAGCAGAATCAATCTGTGATTCAATACGAGTACCAAACTCACCAACATAAGACTGGTCAAGTTTATCAAGCCGCGACTTTAATTCATCGTTTTGCTTTTTAACAGCCTCGGCGTACTCAAGCGCCGCCTGACGCTGACGTTCTTCTTCACGATACTTTCCAGTAAGTGTCTTGATCCGCCGCTGCACAGACTCAGAGTAATTAGCTATCTCGTCGTCAGAACTTGTTGCTGCTTCCTGTGTCTCTGCCTGATCACCTGAGTCTTGCGCTAGCTCTTCTTGCTGCTCATCCTCAGCCTCGATGATCTCGAGTTCTTCCTTTTCTGCTGCTTCTGCCATACTAAACTCCGTATGTTTTTATATCATCGGGGTCGATGATGGTTGCAATGACCTCGTCGTCATTGATGATACGAACCTCGCCGCCTTCGATGTTAAAGCGAGATCCAGCGTAGCGACCAATACATACCCAATCGCCTTCCTTGCACCACGGCTCGGCACCGGGTCCAAACTTGTCTGGGTCTTGATATGCTAGGGGTCCAAGTTTCACGACATACGCTACGGTTGTCGCTCGGCTTTCTTTCTCACGAGAAGCGTTTGGGATATAAACACCGCTTTCCGTTTTTTCCTTACCCATATAAGGCATAACAAGAAGCCGCCAGCCGGTGGGCTGCGGTACTCGTTCTGCGATGGATTTGGATTTTGCTTTTTCGGCTGCTTTTTTAACAGCCTCGCGTTGTGCGATAATGTAGTCAGGTACTATTAGAGTCTTCGTCATAATTAACCTTCTGTAGCAGGGTTTGAAGTTCATCTAATGCGTAGGTGAGTCCCTGAATCTCACCTACAGATGCGCGGTAGCTTTCCATGTTTGGAACGCCGCCGCTCGTTACAGAGACACTAATGTCTTCCACACGATTATTCAAGGCTCTTCGGTACTTTGATATAAAATTTACGATGTCCATAAACTACTCGTTACAGTTGCAATCACCTTCGCAGTCACAAGGCATGTCGCTCATCGGGCCGCCTTCTTCCCACTCTGTACAACTGTTGGTAGCACTACACATAAACTTTAGCAACTGGCAATAGCCAATCTGGTTGGTCTCATCCTTCATACACTGCTGCATATGCTGTGTGATATTGAACACACTACAAACAGCACAGCTTTCCTCTGGATTTACAGCAGGCCCATACTGATGCTCTTTGACAGCGAGGCGTTTGTTTTCTTCGTTCGTCTCGAGATCCTGTGTCGCAATAGGACAAGCATCCTGCATCTTGTCTACAGGCATGCCGTCTTGAATTTCTTTTGATAGGTCCATCCCATCTGGGATTAACTTGATTTCAATCTTCATTTTATTATCCCGTCACAAATCCGTAAAATCTATCCAATGCTTCTTTGGCTGTTGTTGCAGCGTCATCAAAAAGCCGGTTCTCTTGTGCCCCGCCGTAATAGGTTTGACCCTTACCACCCGGGCTATAAAGACCGCGCTGACCTTGATAACCGGACTGATAAGTTCTACCGCCAGCGCCGCCAGCTACATTAAACGAACCCGCTGGCAAACCAGATGTCCGATTATAATCTTGGTCAAAAACATCGTTAAGGTCTTGCATCCCCGGGCCATATTCATTCATTTGACCGGGCTGCACAAACGGATCACCTGTCTCAATGTAGCCCCTAAGTTCGTCAGTGAAGTCTTTAGAATACCCACTCTTATAAGCGTCGAAACCCATAGCTAGTTGCTCACCCGCAGTAGCAGCAGTGGTTCCAAGTGGGTTTTGTGTTCTTTCACTGATTTGGCCTCTTGTTTCGTAAGGGCCAACAGTGGTTGTGGGTGCGTTAGGTATGGCCTGCTCCGGCGCGAACTTAGCGCGGAGAGATTCAATTCCAGCAACCGCCTTGGCTGTTGCCTGCGAGGGGTTTAGGCCACCAAGCATAGTACCAAGCAACCCGCCGCCTTGACGTGGGTTGTTGGGATCAAACTCATCAAAACCCGGCATGCCCGGAAGACCATATTCCTGCGTACCCAGCATAGAAGCAATCGGCCCAAGTGGTGTAAGACCAAACAAACCACGAGCAATCATTTCACCAGTGGATTGTTTACGAGCCTGCTCCATCACAGGGCCGTAAGCTGTCATGTAATCTTCAGACTGAACACCAGCGCGAAGTTTTCCTTCTTCCGCAGTAGCATAAGCTGGATTGTACCCCGGCATGCCCCGCCTGTTCTGCGGATTTACAAACTTTGAAAACTGGTTGTTAGCAATAGAAATACGGTTTGAAAGACTGATGTTGTCTGAGTAGTCAATGTTCTTAGGATCGATGCCCAAGTATTTTGAAAAGATGTTGTCGCTGCCAAAAGGATTTGTGGCAGTAATACCGCGCATCTGATTAAAGCGGTTTTGATCTATGCCAGCAAGTTGCGTACCGTAAGTCGTTCCAAACATAGAACGAGAACGACCGGGTGACATATCCATCCCGCCAAAAGCAGGTCCTTGCGGTCTGTTTTGTAGGTTTTGTCCGAAGTCTTTGCCGCCAACATTGGGGCCAGACTGCGGGCCTGAGTCGGATCCGAAGTCTTTGTCATTGTTAGTGCTGGCACTGCCGCCACCTAGCGCATTGCCTACATCAGCATCAATGGAGCTTTCGCCCGGATCTCCAGCAGTGAATGCCATTACTTAACTCCGGTAAACTTTCCACCTTGGATTGCCTTACCCATGCCGCCGCAAGCCATATGCTTTACGCCGCCATACTTACGACCTTCCGCTTCCATCTCTTCTTTTTGCTTCTTACGAAGATGCGCTGCCCGGGCTTCTTTGAACCGCATGTTATACTCGGTGTCATCTTTACCGGAACGGGTCTTTGGTGTTGGGCCTTTGTACTTATTAGGCATGTGTTTCTCCAGTGTCTCTGACCCGCCGTCCTTGCGACCTCGGGCTTTCTTCATAAGTTTCTGTGCGGACGAACGACTAACACCAAGATCTTCTGCGAACTGATTTATTCTTGGTCCTGCCATTTCTTTCCCCAATTGATAATCTCGTCTATGGTGCGACCACAGCCAATACATCTTACACGTTCTTCGTCCAAGACACAAACCCCAACACACGGACTCTTACTTTCCTTCATGTGACATCCATACAGCAAAAGCGCCAGTAGCCGCGCCCACAATCGTTGAAACAAAAGCTGTCTGTTGCGTAGTGGCAGCAGCGCCTAAACTCATAAACCAATCACACACATTCCAAGCCATAAACGTAAAGGCAATCATCATACCGCGTGGTATGATTTTATACTCTAATAACGCCTTGCTCACTTTGTGAGACCTTTTACCTTTTCTACGGTTCTAAGACCACCCAAGCCAAGCATCCCCAAAAGAACAGTCATCAAGCTGTCCATATCAAACGCTGGTAACTCAGGTGCTTCCACACCGGCATAAGAAAAACCAAAGATCGTCATTGGGGCTAAAACGAAGTGCCATATCATTGCAAAGCTCAGGCCCCAGCCAAGAAAGGGCCGCCAGCCCGCCACAAAAATAGACCGGTGCTGCGCTTCCATCTTGTTTATTTCAAGCTGGCCCTTAGCTAAGTCCTGTGCATGACGCTCCGCCATAGTGGCAATCTCATGCGCCA